CTGGCCAATCTCTCCCCTCGAGGGGGAAATGTCGCCGAAGGCGACAGAGGGGTCGGTACGACGGGACGCGACCTTCAGGCTTAAAAAGAGAATGCTAGCGCTCCATGCGAGACGACCCCCTCTGGCCTGCCGGCCATCTCCCCTCAAGGAGGGAGATCAGCAGCTTCGGCGCCGCGCGCCCTTATCAACCCCATCTCATACCCCAGCGAGGCCTCCCATGACCGACACCCGCGCCCGCAATATCCTGTCCCGCCAGTCCGAGCTCGAGAGCGAGCGCAGCCAGTATGAGGCTGTGTGGGAGCAGGTGGCGGAGTTCTGCGACCCCGATGCGCCCGATATCTGGAGCGGCCGCCGGACCGGCGGCCCGGACTCGCAGGCCGAGCGGCAGGAGCGGCGCGGCGCCCGCGTCTATGCCAACACCATCAACTCGGCCGCCAACCGGCTGGCCGCCGGGCTGGAAAGCCTGATCATCCCGCAGTCGGAAAAATGGCACGGGCTGTCGACCGCCGCGATGAACGACGAGGAGACCGATGAGGAAAAGGAATGGGCGGAGGCCTTGCGCGATTTCCTGTTTGCGCTGCGCTACTCCGCCAATTCGAATTTCGTGCCGGCCACCCAAGCCTGCCTCCGCAATGTCGTGCGCTATGGCCCGGCCTATCTCTATGCCGAGGAAGGGTTCGGCGCGACGCTGATCCGCTATGCCTCGATCCCCGTGGTCGAGGGCTATCTCAGCCGCAACCGCTGGGGCCAGGTCGACATTTTCCACCGCCGCTACGAGCGCACGGCGCGGCAGGCGGCGCAGCTGCTCGGGTATGACAGACTGCCGGCGCGGATCAAGGTTCTGGTCGACGATCCAGCCAAATGCGAGACGAAAATCTCGCTGATCCAGTGCATTGAGCCGCGCGACGAACGCAAGATGTATCGGCTGGGCGGCCAGTACCAATATCTCGACACGGCCTTCGCCTCCTACCACGTCATCGAGGACGAGGAGGAGATCGTGCGGGAAAGCGGTTTTCGCACGTTTCCGGTGTCGACCTTCAACTGGCGGCGCTACGAGGGCGACCCCTATGGCATCTCGCCTGCTATCGAAGCTCTGACGACCGTGCGCGAGGAGAACGCGGTGCGCCGCTCGGGGCTTCGTGCCTTGCAGCAGATCACCGACCCGGCCACCGCCTCGAAGGCGCGGCTCGACTATGTGCCGGTGCTCAATCCGGGCGAGAATTATCCGGGCCTGATCGACGACAATGGCAGGCCGCTGATCGCACCGATCTCGACCGGGCAGAACCCGACCTATGCCTTCAACTACGCGCAGAGCCGCGCCGACGAGATCCGCGACATGATGTTCGTCAATTTGTTCCAGACGCTGGTGCAGAACCCGCAGATGACGGCGACTGAAGCGCTGATCAGGCAAGAGGAGAAGGGCGCGCTGCTCGGGCCGTCCGGCTCGATCATCCAGGCGGGCTTTGCCAGCAATCTCGACCGCGAGCTCGGCATTCTCGAGGACAAGGGGCTCTATGAGGAGGACAGCCGCTTCGTGCCACCGGAGAGCCTGGCCGGCAAGGCGGTGCGGCCGACCTTCACCGGCCCACTCGACGTGCTCAGGCGCTCGGCCGAGGCGCGCGACACCATCCAGGTGGTGACGACGGCCATGCAGATGGCGCAGTTCGATCCAGGCGTGATGGACAATATCGACAGCGACGAGGCGATCAAGATCGTGCAGAGCGCCGGCCGCAGCCCGCAGCGCATCTTTCGCCGCAAGGAGGAGGTGGACGAGTTACGCGATGCCCGCGCCAAGGCCAGCCAGGCGCAGGCCGGCATGGCGGCGATCGCCACGGCCGGCAAGGCCGCCAAGGACGCTGTGCCGGCGGCGGTGCAGGCACGCGACAGCGGCTTGCTCGACGGGTTGCAGGATATGCTGGGCGGCGGTGGTCAGAGTGGGCAGCCCGTCGGTCCGACGGGTAACGGCGCATGAGCCGGAAACGCTTCGCTCATTCCGGCCAGGCCGGCAGTCCTGCCAGGGCGCGGGACGCGCTGGCCAAGGCCTATCTCCGGGTGTTTTCCGGCGAGGACGGCGAGATGGTGCTCGCCGATCTCGCGGCGACGACCGGCTATTACCGGCGTCCGTCCTATGGCGAGTGGATGGCGCGTACCCGGACGCCGAACGGGTTTGAGCTACACAGCGCCTTGAGCAATGCGCGCGCCGAGGTGGTGCAGCATATCATGGGGTTCCTGACGCTGGACGATGCTCAGCTTGCGGCGCTGGAGAAGGCGGCGCGGGCGGAGGGGTAGCGGAGCCCTGAAGCTGCCGATCTCCCCCACGAGGGGGGAGATTGGCTGTTTCGGCGCCGGCGCCTCAGGTCCACCGACCCACCAGGGCAGCACCGCTCCAGGATTTTCCAGAAAAGTCGAACCGACAAAACCCGTGAACGCGACAGCCAGCGTGCGGCCCGGCCCTGCCGTGATCGCCCGCGCCGCACGCCCTTTTGTTCAAAGCCAGTTGGGCAGGAAACAGCCAATGGTCAGCATTATTCCTCTCTCCATTGCCCAGCGCCGGCTCGATACCGGCAATGCGGCGCAATATCCCCAGGGATCGCCGATCGGCGGCGCCATGCAGGGGCTTGGCGACCAGTTTTCCGCTGTCGCCGAGCGCTATCAGCAGATGAAGGACCAGCAAGAGGCGTTCGACGCCGAGCTGGAACGGCGCCGGTTCAACGGCCGGATCGCGCAAGCGGAAGACGAGGTGGCGGCGAATGTGCCGCCCGACGGCGCCCCCCGCATGAGGCCATGTATGGCCAGGTCGACCCGCGTAGCGGCCAGGTGGTCAAATCAGGCCTGTTCGACACGCTGTTCGACGATGCCTTGCCTGGCATGCCCGAGAGCCAGCGCGCCAACTTCGCTGGGCAGAAGGAGGCGATGCGGGTGGTTGGCGCGCGGCGCATGGCGCAGCGGCAGCTCCAGCAGCGCAAGGACTACGAGCAGGTCGAAACGACCACGGTGCTCCAAGCCATCACCACCGCAATAGGCAAGGCCGACCCCGACGACACCGTCAGCTTCGAAACGGCCAGGCAGGACGGACTCGACCTGATCTCCAAGAGGGGCCTCGACCCGCAGATCAGGCAGCAGGTGGTGAAGGACTGGGTCAGCACCGCCGCCAAGGCGCGGTTCGAGGCGCTGATCGCCAGGGACCCGAAGCGCGCGCTGGAGATGTTTGGCGTCGGGACGCCGACCTCCGGCAGAGAGGCCCCCGGCGATGCCATCCAAGCGGCAGGCAGCTTTGGGAAAGGCGACCGCATTGGAAAGCGAACGTCCGATCCGGTGCCCGATCCGATCGTGACCAAGCCGGCAGCCTACCCTCTCGCCAACCTATCTCCAAACGACATTCGGCGACTGATTGACCAGGCGCACGCCGCGAACACGGCCCAACTGATCGAGGCGCGCACCAACATCACCCTCGCTTCGCAGAACGCTCCGGACGCAATCGCCAACACAGGCAGCTATGCCGGCAATATGCCCAGCCCCGGGGACTTCGCCGCCGTCTATGGCACTGAGGAGGGCGGCGAACAGTACAGGGACTTCAGCCTAAAGCTGGATGTCGGCCGCCAAACCTTCGACATGCGAACGATGTCCAACCAGGCCATCCACGCAGCACTGAGCGATGCGGAGCCTGGGCCGGGAAGTTCGCTGGAAGAGCAGGAGCGTTACAGCGCGCTCAATGAGGCAGCTTCGCGCAACCTGAAGGCAAGGACCGCCGATCCTGGCGGCTACGTCCGCCAGATATTCCCTGACATTGAGTTGGCCTGGAACGATGCGTCAAAAAACGCGGATTATCAGGGTGCAATCATTCGATCCGTGGCGGCACAGCAGCAACTTGGCATTGAGGATGTTCAGCCGCTGCCGGACTCCATAGCCAAGAGAGCGGTTATGTCGTTCGCAAATCATAATGCCAAGGTCAGCGACTCATATACGGGCAATCGCGATCTTTTTGGCGGGATATCGGATCCTACCCTTCGTTTGAAGCTGGTGATTCAACTGATATATGCGGGTGTGTTGCTTAGTTTAAATATAAATCAATAAAGTTCCTATTTTTCATCGTTGACTTCTATATCGAGTCTCGCAAGTCCGTTCGGGACGATATAGACCAAGTTACTTTCGGTTGTATTGTATATCATGAATGTATGTTTCACTCCCGTCTTGTAAAAATCTATGTTCGGTTTCCAGTTTGAGAAAGAGCAGCATCCCATCGGAGAAAATTCTTCTCCGATGTAATCGATATATATCGAGTAGGATTCTTCGTCGGCGGTTAACTCGATGGAGAATTTTCCCGCCAGGTCAATGTCGCACTTCCTATCCTTCTGGCATTCATATGTACCTTCGTATTTCTTTCCGTGCTTTGTAGCTATCTCTATATGCGCAGTGTATTTTTCTTCTTTTATTTGATCGTATCCAAAGTACTGAACTCCAAAAATATTCGATAGCGCAGAAGCGTATACGATGATCTGTATTGGTGTGATCATGTCTTAATCCATATACTTTTGATATTCGAGTGTTTTTACGGAGAATTCTATGGTCGAGAGAAAGCCGCTTCCTCCCATCGTCACGAAGGGGACCTCCATTAGTCCAGAAGACGCGCGGCGCTTTGCGGTCGATCTTCTGGACAATTATCTCTTGGGTCCAAATTCTTTCTACCTGGAGGGTCCTTGGAAAGATCCGTACAGCCCGCACAAAACCGTGCTCAACGGAATCTATGATCCCGATCATCGTACGAAGAAGGGTACGCTATACTACAAGCTTTCCGAGCTTCAATCCAGGATTGGTGACTCTGAATCCAAGCCATATGTGGCGTCCTTGATGGATGGCTTGGAGAAAGTCAGAAAAGCGTTCGGGAATCGAATGGATTATGAAGAAGAGACGGAGCCATTCGAGAATTCTCCAGAGATTGATCCAGAAAGTTATGTCTCAAAGAATTTTGACCGCAACATGGTAATCGATCCCTACCGGTTTTCTAGATATTCGGGATCGGATTCCCCGGAAGCCGGTTCAATTGCCTATGCGTCGGCCAAGGCCATAGCTCAAAATTCCGGTGACTCTACGGCAAGCAATTCACTTTTATCGGTCGCACCCCTGCGTTTCAAAAGTTCCGCCCCGGAAATTCAGTATCAACCTGCCTGAGGATTACTATCCCGCCGAGCGATGAACAGATACATTCTGAAAGTAGATGGGAAGGCTGGTCGCGACGATTTCGGGATCGCGATACCCTTCCGCCTCGTCATTCGAAACGCATTCTCAATCTGCTAGAGTCGTTGGGAATACCGTTCGCTGTGGTCGAGCCTTACGAACAGTAACGGGAACACGCTGTCGCAACGTTGCCCGGGGTGTCGCCAAGCTGGAACACCCCTGATCCGGCCGCTGCGCGGCCACCTTCTCCCCGGGGGGAGAAGGGAAGATCAGCGCCTCAATAGTCGCCGTTATAATACCGGTCGTCGCAGGGCGCGGTGTAGATGCGGCCGCTGCGGTCCTGGTAGCGGCACATCTGTTCGCCGCGGCGCTGCGGTGTGGTGGAACTGCCGACGACCGCGCCGAGCAGGGCGCCGGCGCCGGCGCCGATGAGCGTGCTTTCGGTGTTGCCGCCGATGGCCTGGCCGACGAGGGCGCCGCCGGCGCCGCCGATCAGCGCGCCGGTTCCGGCCCGCTGCTGGCCTTCGGTCTGTGCGCAGCCTGCGAGTGCTGCAGTCATCAGCACGGCGGCGATGGCTTTGTGAAAGTTCATGTGCGGTCTCCCTTGAAGGCCTGAAATCCCTATGGCTGGCCACGTGCGGTCGCATTGCGGCGGAACGGGGGCACGAGGCCTCACGATATAAGACATGGTTTCTCGGGCGTTGATAGACCGGCGGCCGAAAACATCTCTTTCGAACAAGGCGCTAGCGGTGCTCCTTGTCAAAATGATTCAGCCTTCGACGGCTCGCCCCGATGGGGCTTGATTGGTCGCGCTGCCCGAATTGCCACTGAAAAATGGAGAAATGCCATGACCCGAGGTCTTCCCCGGACGCTTGCCCGTCCCGCCGCCCGCGAGGCCGGCCTTGCCCCGCCCAGGCCCGGCCTGAAAGCCGTCACCACAGGGCAGGGCGGAGCGTACCGCACCGTGTTCACCTTCGCCGGCATGCAGGTGCCGGTCACCGACGCGCTGGCCTATGCCGCCCAGAAGATCTTCGACTTCACTGAGGGCAAGGTGCGCATCAAGGGCGGCACGGCGCGGCTGCAGTTCGCTGTGCTCGGCACCCGCGCGACGACCATCAACGACAATGCGGCGCTGACCTGGTCTCTGGGTTCGGCGGCTGCATCGAGCGCGACGCTGGTCTCGACCATGGTCAACGTGCTGGCCTCGACCGCGCGTACACTCGACGGCACTGGCGCCGCGCTGTCCACCGCCTCGGCCACCGACATCGCCGCCGCCGCGACGCTGGATGGGACGACGACGCCGGTCGACCTCTATCTCAACCTGGCGTTCGCCACCGGGACGGATATCGACGCCGACGGGACGATTGCCGTGACGGGCACGATCACGCTGCTTTGGGAGAACTGGGGGGATAACTAGCCGCTAATCTCCCTCCTTGAGGGGGAGATGTCGCCGAAGGCGACAGAGGGGGTCGTCTCGCGCAGAGCGCTAACCTTCATCTGCATCT